TACCTGCCTCGACACCTTCACTTACTAACGAAGCGTATTCGTTTCCTGTTTCTTTAATTATCTGTTTTAGAAAGTCCGGCATTGTCATTCTCCTTTTGTGTTTTTTGTATCATGTATTGTAATTTTTCATATAGTTTTCCAACAGTTGTTAATTCATCAGCACGAATAGCACCTCGTTGTAATGATGCTTGTATTACTTTCATTAATGTGCCATAATCTTGTACTGTTAGATTTTGTTGTTCTAGTTTGTCCATAAGTTCTTTCATATTATATCAGGTCTCCTATAGTTTGTCAAGGACTTTTTCATATATAGAATCCGCTATTGCTTTCATCATTAACGGTGGTACCATTCTACCTATTCTTTCTGCCCTCTGGTTCCATTTGCCAGTTAACTTAAAATCGTCTGGCAAAGACATTATTCTTTTCAATTCACCCAAAGTTAGTTTTCGTGGTTCGTTCCAATGAAACGCCCCAGCATTTGTTTGCCCATTACCCATTGCAGTTAGTGTAGGTGCTGGTGCATGTTGTGATACTCTTTTTAAATTGAAGTGATGACCCTTTGGGTGATAGTCACCACCAGTCAATACTTTGTCTGGATCTTTTGGCATTTTACTACCTGTGTCTTTCCAGTATGCAGTATTCACAAATTTTTCTGTTAGTTCTTTTATTTCTTCAGGATCATATTCTAATCCTTCTAATGCTTCTTTCAAAGGTATAATCTTATCACTTGGCTCTGGAAATACATTTTGTATCGTCATAAAATTTAATCCAACCTTTTCTGTAATATCGTTTCTTATACCAATAAAAATAACTCTTGTTCTTGTTTGAGATACACCATAGTTCTTACTGTTCATTACTTGCGAACAGACATCATAACCTATCTTCTCAAACTCATTTAATATTTTATTGTAATATTCTTTTGCTTCACCAATCGTTAGACCTGCAACATTTTCTGCAACAATGACTTTTGGTCTAATATCATTGGCTACTCGTAGAAACTCAAAGAATAAGTCTTCAATGTTTTCTACCATCATACCATCAGAGTATGATTTAGTTTTACCCCAACCATCAGAATGTTTACCACCTGATGAATGAGATAGTTTGCCTGCAACACTAAATGCACTACATGGTGGCGAACCATCTAATATATCTATATCAGTTGTTCCTGCAATATCTGTAAAATCTTTACCAGATAGTTTTTTTATATCACCTGGTAGTATTGGTGTGTCTGGATAATTTTCTCTATATGTATTCTGTGCTTCTTCAACAAATTCGTTAATACAAAGTATCTTACCACCTGCCAATCTATAACCAGTAGAAGAACCACCGCCACCAGCAAATGTAGAGATAACATTAAATCTTTCTCTCTTGCTTGATTCTACAACATCTTTTAAATTATATATCATATTTGATACGACATTTTAATATCGCCCTCATAATGTTTTTGTGTATGAACTGCAGCCAATTGAAAACCTGAAGGTGTCCAATTATTAGGTTTAGGTAATTCAACACAATATATTTCTTTTATACTAAAATTAGTTTTTCGCATATCATTAATTCTTCTTTTTGTTGTATAGTGGTTTATTGAAGTTAGATAAACAATATCATTAGCAATCTTCATAGCATGATCTAAAAATTCTCTCATCAATGACCATGGTGGATTAGTCATTATCCAATCTACCTTTTCATTATAATCAAAGAAATTTTTACCTTCACTTAACTCGCACCAATCTTTATTATCTGTATCAAAGTTATTATAAAAAGCACCCTCACCTCTACTTGGATCTAATATTTTTCCTGTAGGTTTATAATGTTTTATGATATCAATAGCAAGACTTTCAGGTGTCATTACTAAATCTTTATCTGGTGTATTCTTTGGAGGAACAAATCTTGTCATGCAAAAAAGTCCTCAATTGTATTACTATCAGAAGCATCTATCTTCCAATTGATAGCGTCAAGTATAAATCGTAATGGTTCCATAAATGATTTCGTAAATTGTTGTTCGTAATCTATCAGACCATGCATCTCAAATTCTTTAGGTAGTTTTGCCATGAATGTAATCACATTAGCATTCCAGACATTCTTTCGTAGATGAACAAACTTACCTTTGTCACCTTCATAGAATTGTTGAAACTTATGTGATACCTTTTTCATTTTAAGTAAATGATTATATAACAATGCACCTTTCACATGCATTGGTGTGCCTTTCTTGTAGATAGATGTGCTGTCGCCATATTTCTTTACACCATTCACACTACGAGGAAATGCAATGTCTTCTGGTGGCAATAGTTCAAACTCTCTACGAAAGTTTACGATAAACTCTTTCATTGCTTGTTGATCACCAGACATGATAACCTTAAAACTTTCTTTGAGTTTATCACGACATGGTAAAGGTGTAGATGTTTTGACAGCCTCAATACCCATAATCTTTAGTTTTGGTTCTGGATATTGAACACCTTCTGAGTTATGAACATTTAGAATATATCTTTTCTTGGCAGTCCAGATACCTTTGTCTGCGATTGCTTCTCGTTTCATAACCATTTTGTGTTCGAATACATTCATATATTTAGCAAGTTCTTGATACGACTTATCAATAAATGGTTCTAGTTTTTGAGCACAGAATTGATCTAATGCTTTTACAATTTTTTTCTTATCAGTTGCACCAGACATTTTAACAAGTGGTGCCATGTTGATATAAACGGAATCTGTGTCTGAAGCAATAATGTAATCTTCATTATCTGTTTTGTATAGTTTATTAAAATATTGATTTAGTTTTTTTTCTATCCAACGAATATTCAATTGACCAGATGTTGTAATCGCCTCTGCCATTCTGTGATCGTAATATCTAAAGTATTTGTTGCCAATTGCACCATAGGCACTATTAAGAGAAATCTTTTTGGAATGTTGAACAAGATAATATCGTCTTGCTAGTTTTTCATACTTAGGATCTTTTGTGTCAGCATATTGTTGTTCTGCCTCAAGCATTTTCTTTTTATAGACAGTTCTATCGTTGTATTCTTTTTGTATGATACGAGGTAAGAAACCTTGTTTATCTGTTTTATACATTGTGCCATTGGCAGCCACACAATTACTATCAGAGGTATCTACTTCTTTGTCTAACAAATCATTAATGTCAATATTTTTTTTGTCTGGTAAAATTGTTTCAGGTGAAATATTATATTGCATAATCAAATGCGGATATAGTGAGTTCAAGTCAAACGACACAACCCAATCATGAAAACCTACTTTAGGATCTTTTACATATGCCCCAACCAATTCTGGTGAAGTAGGATTCATATCACGCATTGGCACAATGATATTATCTTTTAATAGTTCGTTGAATATAATTGTATCCCACATTCTAACTTGTGAGAATACATCTTCGTAATTTGCCTTGGCGTTATATGCCATTGTTAATGCCAATTCAATAAGTTGTAGTCTGTCTTCTAGTTTATCAACAAGTTCAACATCTTGTATATTATAATCAATAAAAGATTGTATATCCTGTTGATACCATTCTTTGAAAGTATCATATGGGTTATCGTCTTTTTGTTCACCAAGTTCGACCTTACCAATATGATCTAGTCGATAACTCTCTTGGTTCTTAATTGTAAATTTACGATAAAGTTGTAGGTAGTCAAGTTGAGCAATACCTAATAATCTAAAATATGTTTGTGTTTTACCTTGTTCGTAAGTTTCATCTTGTTGTATAATATTCCAAGGCGACATGCGTTTCATAGAACCTTCGCCTAGTATTTTGCCTATGCGTTTTACTAGATAAGGAATATCGAAGTATTTACTATTCCAACCAGTAAGAACATCTGGAGTGTATGTTTGCCAAAATTTTAAAAACTGTTTAAGTAAATCTCGTTCATTTTCACATTTTATATAATGAACATTTTTTTGTTTTGTTGTGTAGTCTGCCATACCCCAAACTAATATTTGTTTTTTAACTTGATCTTTAACAGTAATACAGATCATCTTTTCAGCACAGTCTTCTACATTAGGAAAACCATACTCACTTTCAACCTCAATATCAATTGTGTAAATACGAAGTTTGTCTTTATCGTATTCTACATTACCTGGCCAATAGTCTGCCATGTATTGATATTGAAATCTATCTGTGCCGTGAATAAAGTTTGGATGTTCTTCGTATCGTTTGATTGCCTGTCTGGCATCTTTGATTGATTTATATGATTTGGATTCTAAACCAATGCCTGTTAAAGATTTATAACGACCTTTACCTTTTGTAGGTATGTAAAGGCGAGGAACATAAGGAACACGATCCTCGCATCTTTTACCATTGTCGATATATCTAACAAGTAATTCATCGCCATGAGGCGACACATTGGTGTAAAAATTCATAATATAATTATATCAGGTTTTGACAATAAAGTCAATTAAATTGTAGTGTCTTTGAAATATTTTTCTAAAACTTCTATCTGGTCATGATATTGTGCTATGATGTTTAATTCTTTTTCTATGGTTTCAAGAATATCACCATGTTCACCTATACCAACAGATTGATTAAGATAGATGTCCACATTTGCTTTATGTTTTTCTATGTGACCTTTAGCATGTGCTATCAAAGCATCATACATTATCTTTTTCATCGCCATTCTCGTTTCCTTTCTTTCCAATATTATATTTTGGTTCTAATACCCATTCGTGTTTTTCTTTGAAGGGTAAAACTTTGATTTGTGATAGTGGTGCTTTACTTTCCACGATCCCTACCAATTCTATCAAACCCCAATCGCTTAAAAGTTGTGCGATTGTATTTCGTCTCTCAATATCGTTAACAAAAATATTTGCGGTCTTACCATCTAAGGCAAACAGTTCTTTAAAGTGTACAATAAAGTATCTGCCTTGTTTATGTAGAATATGACACGATTGATAAATCTTTCGTTCTTTTCTACTTGCCACACCTATTCGTGTTAGCGTCTCTCGTATTTTAAGGAAATCATCTGGCTCTTTGATTTTCACCTCGAGCATGTTTTCTGGTTTCCATTCTATAACTTCACTCATTTTCTCCCACCCTTATATAATCTCTCTTTTATATAATCAATCTGTTCTTTGGTTAATATGGATAAAACCTCTTGAGCCCTTTTATTAGAGTAACCAAAATGTTGTTTAATTACATCTAAATCTTTGATCTTAGAGGCTTTCAGCCATTTACTAAATCTTTTCCTAGACTTTATACTATTTAGAAAAAAAGAGAATTGCATATGCTTTGAAGCATGATGTAATCTGTTCATTTCATTAGCATACATGATTGTATCTGAGAAATAAGATAACCCTTTGTTGATTATAAAAGGTGGATATTTCTTCTCCCACTCTCTATCATCAGTATCAAGTAATTTTTCTTTACTATAATTGATGGCGGTGAGATACTTTGTTAAACTGTAATCACTCATTTGAATTTACATTCAGACATGATCTCAGTTAGACATGCAACCATATTGAGTTCTGGATCTGCAACAAAAGAATTTTTATATTGATATTCTGCCAACAGTATAACCATAGGTGGAATACTTTGTGGTTGTAATGTTGTATAGAAGTTTTGATATAAGTCTTTGTAGAGACCTGCAGGATCTTGGTCGATATTATCAACAACCCATTTTCTCATATCACCAAAGTGTCTATCTTTTAATGCCTTGTTCAGCGATTTAAGATTTGCCTCAGCAATGTTAACAAGAATACCTGTATCTATTTTACCTGATACAGAATATCGTTGGAGTTCATTGATGGTTCTTCTAAAGTCTGGATAAAACTTAATAATAAGT